CCTGGTATTATATCGTTCCACGTAATAACTCCTGGTTCTACTGTATCTAATGATAAAGCATTACCTGTAGGACTTACATTTGCTTCTCCAGATATTGTAACATTTCCTGTAGCCAAGGTCAATGTGTTTCCAGTAGGAGAAACATTAGCATCTGCAGTAACTACAAAAGTACCTAATCCTAACGAGACTGCACTTCCTGTAAGTGTATGATTAGCATCAGCGGTAATAGTTAAAGTGCCTGTGCCTAATACTAGTTGATTAGGTGTTAAATTTTCTGTAACCGCATCAGCGATAATACCTACACTACCTATAGTAATTGTAAGTTCATTTTTAGATACTAATACATTTACATCAGTATCGGGTCCTGATGTAGCAAATGGTAATGCTGATATTGCGTCAAATCCTAAACTCATAAATAATCCTTAAAAGGAGACAGGGGGTATGTGGTGGTGCCCTGTCTCCATTTAAAGATTATATACTATATTTCTACAGTATCAACTCTGTTAAACTATCATTTGATCCTACAGAGCCTTTATAAAAAGTATTAAAAGCTAGACTTATTCTAGTATTATTGCCTTGTTTAGTTTGCACTTGATGAGTGGTTGATGATGGAAACATAAATAAATTACCTGTTTCTACAGGAAACCACCAAGTTCTAGAATTCCATAAGTTAAATTTTTCTTTATCTATTTCAGGAACTATTTGTGTATAAGTTATAGGATGTGAAAAAAGTATTTTATCATTTTTTATATCTGAATCAAAATAAAATACACCAGACACTACTGAATTAGGATGTTCGTGTTTATGATGATATTGATTAGTTTCAGTATAATTTAACCACGATTGAGTTATATAAATTTCTATATTAGTTTTTGGACAAATAATTGTATTTAAATATTCTTTGCAATGTTTATCTAAAAACTTCTTTATATTTTTAAATTCTTTTCTGTTTAAAATGTAATTATCTTTTGTATTAATATTTCCTTCATTATTGGTGCAATGTTTTTTTTGTTCTTTTACAAATTGTAATTCTTGTTTAGTAAAACTTCTATTTATTTTTGTAGTATAAATAGGTGTTGGAAAAATATTATGTATTATAGGTTTAGTCATTAAAAAACCCAAGATACAAAAGAATATCTTATTCCTTTTTTTACTGGTTTAACTAAATGTGGATATAAAAATACGGATGGAAATAAAATAACATCTCCAGGTTTAAATTTTATTTCATAATCATCAAACATTATAAATTCCCCACCTTCGTAATTATCATTTAAAACTCCTACAATACTTAAAATTGGTATTCCTTTAATTTGACCATCAAATACATCGTGAATATGATCGTGGTGTTTAGCCATTGACTGACCTTTACCATACTTATTAAATCTTAAATGAGAATATCCTTTCCAACTTGTAAAATTTTCTCCAATTTTATCAATAACAATATATTGGTTTATGGCTTTCCAAGTTAATGACATTAACTCGTTTTTATTATTTAACTCATCTACTACACAAACTTCAAGTTCTTTTTCTCCATATAAACTTTTTGACTTATATAATACTGAATCTGTCCATTTGTGTTGTGTCCATTTATTTAAGGAATTTAATTCGTTTATTGTTTTAGTTAAAGTATCTTTGGGAATCCAATTATCTAAATGTAGTATATAATCTTTTAAATTCTTCATCACCTATCATTTATTAAATTAATATAAGCTGAAAGTAAATACCTATGTTTATTATCAGGACACGGTTGTCCTTTGTGAGTATGCGTCCAAAAAGCAGGAAAAACAAGCGCTCTTCCTTTAATTGATTTTATAATTTCTCCATTATAAAATTCTGTACCACAATTGTGAGTTGAAAGATAAACAAGAATACTTAAAATTCTAGGTCTGTTAAATGATTGTTCACTATGAAATTTATTGTAAGAATTACCAGGAATAAATTCTTTAAATTTAAAATTTTGTAGTTTCCATTTATTATACGTTAAATTTATTTCTGGATTTAATTTAGTGTATTGTTCAATTATATTTTTTGTAAGATTAGATAAAATTTCGTTGTCATCATACGCTACATTACAATAATTGTAGTTATGAGGATCACCATATGAACCTTGTATATTATTTTTTAAATTATTTATTAAAAACTCACACTCTTTATTTGATAAAATATTATCAAAAACACAAATATTTTTCATTTGATCACCACCTTAATCAATTGTATATATTATTCTTCTCTTAATTCCCAACTTTTTGTTGATTCATTCCAATCATACTGATTTTCATCATCAGGTCTTGCAACTGGTGCTTCATAAATACATTTATCTTCATTTAGTAACCAACTTTTAAATGGTTTAGGTGGAATGAAAGCATCTAAATACATATCATATCTGCCACCAACTGCAGCATAGTTTTTTCTAAAAGGTGTTCCACCTAATAGATGACCACCTTCGTGCGTGTTATAAGAAGTTTGTTTCCAGATATCATTAGTGTTGTAAAGATTGTTTAAAAAATCTATACCAGCTTGTTCTGTTGTAGCAATATTATTTGATACTACTTCAACTTTTTCAATTATATTTCCAATTCCTAGTTTTGCAAAATGTGCCATAATTATCCTGTATAACTACCACTTCCTGTAAATGTTATAACAGTTTTTCCACTAACACCTGTAGCAACTGTTGGACTTCCTGTTGTTGTTCCTGAATAATTTGCATCTGGGACACTTAAAATTACTACACCACTTCCACCATTTCCTGATGGTTGATCATCTGCTGCACCTGAACCTCCACCAGTATTTGCTGTAGCATTACTAGAACTTTGTGGATTAGGAACACCTGCTGATCCACCACCATTACCTGCTGCGCCTCCACCATATGCACCACCACCGCCAGCATAAAAAACTGAGCTTCCTGTAATTGTGTTTGCTAAACCATTTCCACCTGCACCATTTGGTCCACCTCCACCTACTGCACCTGCTCCACCGCCACCACCAGATCCTGGAGATGCTGATCCTCCGTCATTACCTTGACCGGCTGTTCCTGAACCTACACCATTACCAGAAAATTCACCACCACCCGAACCTCCAGGTCTTCCAGAGTTAGTAGGCTGTCCACCACCTCCACCACCACCAACTGTAGTAACGTTTGTAATATCTGCACCAGTTAATGAACTAGCCACACCATCATTACCTTGTGTTTTTGGTGCACCTGGTACACCAGCACCACCGCCACCTACTGTTACAGTATATGTAGTTCCTTGAAATAAAGTTGTTGTTCCTGTAAGAAGTCCACCTGCTCCTGCTCCCGCACCAGCACCTGTTCCTCCACTTGCTCCTCCAGCTACAACTAAATAAGTTGCACTATAATTTACAAGACTCTCATCTGTAACATCATCATCTGAATTAGGAATCCAACCTTTAGTTGTTCCTGAATAAACAATATCTACTGATTGACCATTTGTATTATAAATAGGAAGTGTAGTTCCACCTTGAAATTTTGATCCATTTAAACTTAAAGTAACCGCATTTGTTTCCCAATTTCTAGCATAATCTGTAATAATTAATTGATCACCTACTGAAGGTGAACCTGGAAGTGTAAGCGTAATGGCATTAGAACTAGTGTCTAACCATAAACCTTGATTAGCCGATGCTGTATGAGTTGCTGCTGTAACAATTGATGATTGCCATTCAATCCCAGCACCTGTTAATGTTGCACCTGAAGCAACTTGTACTGTATCTCCAGATTTACCAATAGTAATAGTATTAGCATTTTCGTTAATAATATTATTACCGTCTTGATCCTGAACTGTATTTACTTTTATAATACTACTCATTTAAATCCCATTGTTGTGTTTCTTCGTTCCAATTATAGGAATTACCATCATCTGGTTTTACTACAGGTGATTCCCATTGACAAGTGTCTTCATTTAATGTCCAACTTTTAAAAGGTTTAGGTTCTATAAAAGCATCTCTAGCTTGATCATATGTAAATCCAACTCCAGCATAATTTTTTCTAAAAGGTGTGCCACCTAATAAATGAACTCCACCAAAAGTATTGTAAGAAGTTTTTTTCCAAACATCTTTTGTTTTAAGCATATTATTTAAAAAATCTTCTCCAGCTTTTTCAGTTGTAGCTATATCATTAGACACAACTAATACTTTTTCAACTATATTTCCTGTTCCTAATTTTGCAAAATGTGCCATAATAATATCCTATAATACGTAAGTCCCGCTTCCTGTAAATGTCAATACTTTAGTTGATCCATCATCTGTAACTGTAGGTGAACCTGTTGT